GTAGTACCTACCGATAAAGTACCACTATTATCAAATATACCTCTAGCATTACCATCACCATCAGATAAGACAATGTAGTTACTTGCTGTACGGATGTCTAAGCCACCAGAGTTACCACCAAAGCTACCAAGGATTGTATTTTTAGAGCCTGTAGTTACATAATAACCGCTTGAATTTCCACCGCCACCAATAAAACAATTTCCAATACCTGTAGTTAAAGAATATCCTGCTTGCAAACCAATACAAGTATTTCCACCTGATGTTGGGTTTGAAGTATATCCAGCTTGATAACCTATAAATATTTGACTAGAACCTGTTTGATTTGTATACCCAGCTTGATAACCTACAGCTGTGTTGTTAGATGCGGTGGTGTTTGCTTGAAGTGCAAGTTGTCCAATCGCTACGTTTGCCGAACCCGTTGTGTTAGATTGTAATGAATTTACACCTAACGCTGAATTATTTGATCCAGTTGTATTAGTTTTTAATGCACCAAGACCAACCGCTGTATTTTGGCTTCCTGATGTATTTGCCGCTAAGGCGTTCCAACCTACAGCAGTTAAATATCCACCGGAATTAGTTGCGGCAACAGCACCTACACCTACAACAGTAGTATAAGTATCACTACCACCACCTAATCCAACAGTAAGACCATGAATAGTTATATCGTTTGTTATTGCAGAAGATGAACCACCTAAACTAATAGATGTTCCACCAATAGTTATAGATGAATTTGCTAACTGTGCATTAGAAATAGTGCCTGATAAATTTGCTGTTGTATAACCTGTACAGTTACTCAAATTACCTGACGTTGGTGTTCCTAAAACTGGTGCTGTTAAAGTAAGTCCAGCTATAGTGGTTGCAGTACCACCAAGACTAACATTCGTTGTTCCTAGCGTTACACTAGAGTTGGCTAAGAAACTGTTAGGAAAAGTAACTGCTACACTAGAAATAGTTGTATTAGTAAGTGTTAAGTTACCAATACTTGTAGTGGTATTCCCTAAGTAAACTGCTGTATTACCCAGCGTAATTGCCGTAGCAAAATTAGCGTCAAGTTGACTCAGTGGAATAGATGATGTTGCCGTAGCAAATGTATATGGAACTGCCATGTTAGAACCTCACTCTCAATTCATGTTCAAATTCAAATGTGTTTACAATAAACGCAGCTGAGTTTGATGTCATGGTTAAACCAATGTATTTACCCCATTGCTGTGCGTCTGATTTATATAAAGCATATCCCGTTGCATATATCCATAATATTACTGCAGAACTGTTATTAATCCAAGAAATGGATTGACCAGAATTATTTACCCATAACACCGAATTGGTCAATGTAATCGGTGGACTAGATCCACTCTCTGAATCAACTGTCACTACAAACGATGCACCATTGGTTAACGTCGCTTCAATACCAAATTTTAATGCTTGTTTAGTACGGATTGGATCAGCCATCGGTAATAACGATGTTTGTAACCGACTGGTCACATTTGACGTTGTATTACCATATAATTGATATAAATCTTTACTATTACTCAAACCATATAAAGTGACTTTACCGCCCACAGGAACAGAAGTAATGTAATTTAACGCATTGTCTTGGCTAGTAATAAACCATTTCTTTTCAAAAAATACCGCTTGTATATACCGATACGATTGCGTAAATTGCGCGTCATAATACCGAAAATTAAACGCTGCACATAAAATATTGTTCAGTAATACCTGTCCAGCATAAACTGGATTAGCAAAATCAATGTTAGGGAAAACCCCATCTAATGGATCAGAAATCTTCGATGTTGTAGATCCAACTAAAGCATACACTCCATAATCATTTAAAAATAAAACAGAGCGGAAATAAGGGAATATAGCATTGGATCGTTTAGAACCAACGCTGGCAGAAACGTTAGTATTAGTGAATAAAGTAGCACCATTAGTTTGCACCTGTACGTTAGAAAATACGTTAATGGAATCATCACCAAATATATACAAAAAGTCATTGGCCGTTAATAAATATTGAATATTGCCATGCAATGTACTATCGGTTAATGTGACCGAACCTGCCGACACGCTTGTAAAATCACTATATGAACCTGCAGCGCTATAAAATACTGTTCTGCCTTGCGCTATCCATACACGACCAGAAAACGTTGCTATTGAGATATTAGGAACATTGTTGATGGTAGATTGCAATACGACAGGTTTAGTATTTGTTCCTGTGGCCGTCACCACTAAATTAGCAATATTGGTATAACTCGAACCAGGATTAGTCATCACAACTTGCGTTACTGTATTGCCACTAATAATGGCCGTAGCATTTGCGCCTGTGCCACCACCGCCAGAAATACTAATGACAGGTGCAGATGTATAACCAGCACCACCATCGGTGACTGTAATGGTTACTGTACCTGTGGCAAAAGTGGTAATACCTGCTACTGCAGCTGCGCCTGATCCGTTACCATCGGTGCTAGTTAATGTGACGGTTGGTGTGCTTGTATAACCCGTACCTGCGTTGGTAAGAAAAATACTACCGACAGTATTTGCACCAGAAGTTAATGAAGTGACCGCATTGGCTTGTACACCATTGGTTTGATTGGGCGCTGAAATCGTAACTAAAGGAGCGGTGGTATAACCAGAACCGTTATTGGTTAAGGCAATCACACCAACAGAACCAATATTTAATAAATCTGTTCCATCCCAAGAATACAAGCCTTTATTTTGATCAAGAATTAAAATACGCTCGTTTTTCCATTGGGCGGTTGTTACGCCCGTACTTGAAAATGTACCAGCAGCCGCAAACGTGCCTTTTGTTTTGGTTTGAATATTGTAATATTCGGCTGATCCATCGGTTTCAAATGCCAAAATATAATCATTTAAACCAATATTAGCCGATGTAAAATAAGTGGTATTAGATGCAAAAGATACGGCAACATTACCCGCATCATAGATTCTTGATTGTGCTGGAGTAATACGAATATTACCAAAACCGACAGGTTGAGCGTTTTCAATCCAAGAAAATTCGTTTTCATCAATGGCTGTGCGATTGGCTTTCGTATCTAAACCACGAAAGTTTTTAATGATTTGGTACGATTTTTTCTGTTCTGCGGCAGCCATAGATTAATAAGGAGAGCTATAAACACTTGGTAATCGACGTGTATAAACAGAATTGAGTACCGATTGTGCGTGTTTAAAGTATTCTTGTTTATAAATCTCTGCTTCACCAAATGATTGTTCGTAATATTTAGCGGTATATGCAGCGTAGTATTGTACGGGCGAAGTATACGGATCATTAATGACATCGGTTGCTGATGGTGTATTTAAGGATAAATCGAGTGGTAACACCACTAAATCAATCTCTAATTGATATACCTGATCAGGTACAGGACCAATATAAATCTGTTGTTGACCATACACGCTATACGCAATGGGCCGACCGATGTAATTTTGCCAAAACCGTAGACGGCCATTAAAGTCTGTCCAGGCTAAATAATCGAGTGGTACACGCGTATTACCCCAATACAAATTAATATTCACAATATCCAATACCGTATTACCGTTTGATGGTGATAACGGACTAGATCCCATCAGTTGGGTAAGCGCAGGAAAAGAAATATTTTCACAATTACCCACATACGTCAGGCCACAAGTACCATTTAAAAATTCGGTAGATGGTGGATAGTTGGAATAATTATTAACATTATTGGCTGGATAAGGTGGAGCAGTATTACTCGTTGTACCTGCAGTTGTTACTTGATAAATAAAAATATTACTAAAAACAAATTGATTTAAAGTAAATGCGGTATTGGCTGTCCATATTATGGGATAGCTAGGCGTAGCATTATTAATCGTTGCAGAAGGCGCAACTTGACATGGAGTTTGGGTAACAACAACTTCACGCAGACAACCTGTATCTCGCACCGTTCTTTTGCGAGCTTCATTAATATAATCGGTTAGCTGCTGATCAGTATAGAAGTTTCCATTTGCATCATGCAGCAACCTTCGCACCTGCGTAATGTACGATGATAAGGATGCCATTGATATTCCATTTTAAGTTTGCGCATCAAGGACTTTTCCCCCCACCTTCTTCGCAGAAGGCAAGGGTACTTTTTCCACCAACGGGGATAACGATTGGTTCATTTTAGGCTTTTGATGTGACAGTTCCCATTTGGATAAAAGTTCCATCGCGGTGTCAAAATCATTACTAGATTTAATCCAACCA